CGAAATTCTTGAATATTAAAAGGCATCTAAAATACTCCCGTTTTCTTTTCTATTTATTAGAATCTTCCAACTATTTCTTCAAATGCTACGCCAGTTCTAACAGCAACGAAGTTCAATTGAATGAAGTTGATTGATCGTGCAGGCTTGATGTAAATGTCACCAACAAATTCATTACGATCAATAACTTCCGGAGTATTGTTTGTTTCGTCGCAAACAACTCTAAAATCATAAATTCCACGACGACCTTGTACATCTCTCAAGAATGGTTCAACTAGAGAGACAAATTGTGAACGTGTAAATTCATCGTTGAATTCAAATAGAGAATACTTTGCTGCTGTAGCAATCGCTTTCTCAAGAACAATGAATAGACGACGAACGTTAATGCGATCAAATGCTGAAGGCTTAGTCAACATTGTCTTATCGCCGAACAATACCGTTCCTTCACCAGGGAACGCAACGACTGGATTTACGCCAATCTTATACAAATCATCACGATTTGTCTTATTTGGATTCCAAGAAAGCTTCACGACATTTTTAATTTGACCACGATTTAGTCCAGCCGGTGAGAACCATGGATCTCTTGTTGTATCAGTACGAACGCATAGTCCTGCAATATCTGCATTCAATGGCACCCAACGATATACGTTATTGTACTTATCGAACATATACTTCCAACCAGAATCAAATACTGCATAAGAAGATGAACGATTGATATTTGTATTCTTTTGTGTTGTAATTGCAGTTACTTCGCTACCCGGATTGTTAACTACGTTAGCTGAAGGAGGAGACAAGAATGCAACGCAATCTTTTCTGTATTCAGCAACGTTATCGATGATATATTGTGCTACAGTTCCGCTTGCATCGCCAGTTACTAGCAATGAAACATCTACTGAATCTGCATCTTTTAGCTTATCCCAAGCAACTTGCTTGTTAGCATCAGATGCTGAAGCAAATACACCGCCCGATAGAGTTGTTCCGTTTGCAACTGCAGCTGATAATCCACCAACACCAACATATGTTACGCCACTTGTTGCAGCCGTTCCCCAATTTGTTGTGTTAGCAGGATGTGCTAGCCAACGAATCCAGTTTGATTGAGAAGCCAGAACATCACCATAGAAGTTTGGTGAACCGTCCCAATTTTTAGCGTCAGATGCGACTGATAGATTTTTCCAAGTTTCTAGAACTGAACCAGCAGCATTTGTGCCGGCTGGTGTTCCGCCTGTTGCAATTTGACCTGTTGCGTCAATGACAACAACGTGAATTTCGTCGTTTGCTGCTCCCTTTGAAGCAGCATATTGTGATGTACCTGGTGCAGCATCAAAGAATGAATTATATGCCCAAGATGAGAATAGCGATGCATTTCCTGCTGGGCAATATGCTACTTTAATAGCATTTCCTAGAGAACCGGGATGTCTTGCGGCAACGCCGATGAAATTAGTATTACCCCAGCCGCTATTTGCTGTAGTCGTTGCTCTATACGTATTGAACCACTGATCGTTGTTTTCGATCAACAAACCGGTTCCATTTGCTGTAGCATTTTTTGAGCTAGAATTGATTGCGCGAACAACTTTCAAGTTGTTGCCATATGCCAAAAAGCTTGCAGCAGAAAAGAACGAAATAGCTGAATTGTTTGTTGGTTTGCCAAAAATATTGACAAGTGTATTTTCGTTATCAAGGGTTATAACTGTATTGGCAGGACCCCATTCGAAATCGCCAACAAAACCGCCGTTTGTGGTCGAAACAGCAGGAATTACAGTAGTTAGATCAATTTCAGTAGTAACTACGCCCGGACTCAATTGAAATGCCATTGTTTACTCCTTTCAGAAGTAGAGATCTTTGATGCTTGTATCAAATATTTATAGAAATTGCAGTTTTCACCAGCGACCTCTCCAATCATAGTCATAACTATCTAATGGCGCCTTTAATCGTCTCTCTTCAACCCATAATCTTTCTTGTCTATCAATATCATCCATCAAATCTATACGATCTAAACCATCATCTACCACACCAAAGGGGACAATGTCCTCCTGTGATATATTTAGTTGCTCTTTTTGAAGCACACTACGAATGTCTCCGCTTAAAGACTCTCTAAAGTTTCTTTGAGCTATAAACCAAGCAAAAAGTACTAGAGTCATGGCAAGATCGTCATGACTGCCTTCTTCTGCAGCAAATGATTCGCGAGTTGCAACAAAAGTCATCAATTCCATGATGGTATCAGAATCCATGATCAACAATTTGTCACTTTCAATCAATGTTTTTAAGTTTGAACAACCAATTCTCTTTGTAGCGACAGATGTCTTGACACCAAATTGTATCTTTTTCGTGTGACCAAATGACATTTGTTGACCTTGTCGAGGCTTGATTTGTATCTTGACAAGATTTTCATATTCAAGTTCATGATGTATGATATCAGATATTTGCTGACCAATATCATTGATTTCCACTAGCACATAAGCATTATTATAAGCCGTAGCCGCATTGAATATTAAAGTTGGGTATAGTAGAGGCGAGATCTCTTTATCCCTATATTTTGCAACCTGTTTGTATGGTATACTTGTTACGTCAAATACGGAAAATGCCGAATAGTCAAGTCCTTGACCACGAGAAACGTCAACTGTAATCACATATGTATGACCTTTTTCAGGCTCTTGGATTATATCCAATCTACCATCTTGACGTATTGGATTATTGAATACCAGTGTCTTGAGTTTTGCTCCGGATATCAATGTATGAGAAGATCCGACAAATTCAGTTTCAAACTCGACTCTAAACTGATCGACTGATGTGTTTCTTATTGTCTCTTCTTTCCACCTTTCATCACGACCAGGAACTTCGGACCAATGAACTTCAATCGGAACATAATTGCTTCTCTTGCTAGTTGCATCTGCCCACATACGATAGAAATGATTTAGACCGTTAGGTGTAGACACAACAAGAACTTGCGACGTTTTACCAGAAGAAATCGTAGGATACACAGAATTGAAGAATTGATCAGCTTGATTGTTTGGAACGAACGCATATTCGTCAAGGAACAGAATGTTATATGATCCACCACGAACTGCGCTTGATGATGTTGCAGCAGCTAGAACTTTTGATCCGTTTTCTAGTTCAATGTTACCTTTGTTCCAGGTAACAATTCCTTGTTGCAACCAAATCGGCAGATTTTCATATGCAAGCTGTAAACGACTCAGTAGTTCGCGAGCAGTTGATCCTTTGTTTGCAAGCATTGCAACGCTTGTGTTGTCTCGAAATAGAATCTGATGTAGAAGGTATGCAATGATCGTTGTAGATTTACCAACCTGACGCGGCATTTTACAAACGACAAAACGATTCTTGTGAAATGTTTCAAGCATGTGTTTCTGAAATTTCCACATCTTGAAAGAAACAAGACCTTCGTCAACGTTGACAATCTTAATGTAGTTCAATGCAAAGTAAACAGGATCTTCCGAACACTTGACATATTCTTTAACTTGATCTTCAGTCCATTCAATCTTGACGCCAGCGCGTTTTAGATTGGGATTAGACATGTATGCAATAGTATCAGCCATCGGTCTGTTGTTCTTTGTTTTGTCTTAATAGTTTTTGAAGTTCTGCTGTTGATCCAACAAATACTGCATTTTGTACATTTACGCCACTAGAAGATTTTGGATTCTCTTCATTCAATTCTTTCATTTTCTTTTGTAGATCAATTAGCTCTTTTGTCACTTCTGATATGTTCTTTATCATACCAGCAACAACTTCATATGCCCTTGGACTTTCGCTCTGTTTTGCAACAAAGAGCAATTCATCAAGTGCTTCTTCACCTTTTCGAACAAGATTACGAATTGTCTGACGACTTAAATCATAATCTGTCTGCGTGTCATTTTGAGGTTCTACTTGAACAGGAACTACTTCCTGTTTCTTTACTGGTTCGATATTCAATATCTCACTCAAGTTATCATCAATCTTGCTCATTATAATCCTAGTGTATTGGGAAATTCTATTATTGTTTCCGTAAATCCAAAGTCACTATTCACGTTTGCTGTTATTGGATCTGGAACAACTGTTGCAATCACAAGTTTGATGTTTGAAACATACGAACTCGAAACATTCCAATTAGCACCAGATGATGCGCCTGTCACTTCTACATTACTTACAAAAGACCCGAATGAATTCTTAGAACCATAAACATCTTTTATGTATAGCTTTCTATTTGTCGTATCGTGTTCAATGACTTCAGCTTTTGCATCTGCAAATTCATACGAAGTGCCTTGCCAAATTGTTTCACCAGACTTAAAAGCACTAAATCCATTTGGTTGAAGATCTAAAACGTATATTGGTTTTCCACCAGATGTTCGGCTTGAGAATGAACCATACATGTTTGTATTTGCTTTTGTAATAATCTTGGAATCTGAAATAGGACCAAATAGCATTGCTTTGACCGTAAATGTCAAATCAAATATGACAACACGAGTTGCATC